AGGGCAAGGGCATTTCCTTCTCCCGCGACCGGCTCAAACACCACCTGCATCAGTATTTCCGGCGGACGGGCAGCAACGAGGGATATATTCTCCTCATGGACTTCTCCGGCTATTTCGACAACATCCTCCACGGGCCGGTTTACGAACTGCTTGACAAAGCGTTTTCCGACAAGCGCATTGTGACGTTTTGCAGGCAGTTTGTGGATCCGTTCGGGGAAAAGTCTCTCGGCATCGGCAGCCAGATTTCGCAGATCCTCGCCATCTCCTACAGGAGCGCGATAGACCACTACGTCAAGGAAGTGCTGCGGGCGAAAGAATACGCCTGCTACATGGACGACAGCTATCTCATGGACGAGGACAAAGACCGGCTATGGGCCCGCTTTCTCAAAATCCGGGAGCTGTGCGAGGCACGCGGCATCAGAATCAATGCCCGCAAGACGCAGATCGTGAAGATTTCCCACGGCTTCACCTACATGAAAGGGAAATGGTTTCTGACAAAGACGGGCAAGGTGATCGTCACGCCCTGTCGGAAGAACACCACGGCAGCACGGCGGAAGCTGAAAAAGTTCCTCGGATTTCTGCGCGCCGGGACTATGACACTCGCACAGATCGTGTGCTCTTACAATTCGTATCGAGGCTACATCAAGAACGACTACAACAGTCACAGGACAATACGCTGCATGGACAAGCTCTTTCACGGGCTGTTCGGCTGGCAAGTCCAGATCAACAAAAAGGAGGCATTTTAACCATGTATGTTTTTGTGGACGACAGAGACAGAATCACCGCCTACAACCCCAACAATATGTCCGGCAACACCGGCTGGAAGCATGTCCGGGAGAAGATCGGCGAGCCCATCACCGAGGAGCACGGCGTCCCCCTGTACAAGTATCAGGACGGGCACGCCGTAAGCAGGACGGCAGAGGAGATCAGCGCGGACATTCCCGCGCCGGAGCCCTACAAGCCGACGGAAATGGAGATCATCAAACAGCGGCTCGACGAGCAGGACGACGCGCTCATTGAGCTGGCAAGTCTTATCGGAGGTGAATAATCATGGCGAAAATCTATTACCGGAAGTACAAACAGCGTATCGACAGCGGCGAGCTGACGCTTGAGCAGACCCTCGCCCTTGTGGACGCAGAAGTCCCGGAGCGCTGGAGAGCAGCGGTCAAGGCCCTGCTGACCGGCGACGGCGGCTAATGGACGGGCCGCTGTATCAGACCATCGAGGAACTGACAGAGCTGTGCAACAAGCAGGCGGCCATTATCCAGCGGCAGGCCGCCGCGCTTGCACAGGTTGGCGCGGAGATCGAGGAGGACGACCGCGCCGGGAGCGGATTGCTGGAGGAGGATTGACATGTACTATGAATGGGAGTGGATGAGCGACCTTGCCATCATTCCGGCGTTTGAACTGTTCCTCGGCGGCATTCTCGTGGGCTTTTGCCTCGCGCTACTCATTATCGCCCTCGGAAACAGAACAGGAGGTAAACAAGCCATGAAGGGAATCGACATTTCCCACTATCAGAAAGGCTTGCGTATCGCGCAGGCCAAAGCCGACGGCAACGAGTTTGCCATCATCAAACTGACGGAAGGCACGCACATCATCGACGGCGCAGCCCTCGACTTCTACACGCAGGCGTATGAAACGGGCTTTCCCGTCGGGTGCTATTGCTTCTCGCACGCAACCACCGCAGAGGAGGCGCGGGCGGAGGCGGCTTTCCTGCTGAAAACGCTGAACGGCTTCCCCATGCCCTGCGGCGTCTTCCTCGACGTGGAGGCCCCGGAAATGCTTGCGCTCTCCGGCAAGGGGCTCAAGATCGTCTGTGACGCTTTCTGCGAAGCCGTGCGCAAGGCAGGGTACATCCCCGGTCTCTACGGCTCGGAGCTCAACTTGTGGGCCAAGATCGACGCTGACGCACTGGAGGAGGACGTTATCGTGTGGGTAGCGCACTACGGCAAACAGCCGGACGTGTGCTGCGACATCTGGCAGAGCAGCGAAAGCGGCAGCGTGGCCGGGTACAGCGGGCCGGTTGATACCGACGTGGTGCGCTCCAAGCGCTTCGAGGCTCTTGTGAACCTCGGCTATCCCGAGAAAGAGGAGCAGCAGGAAGAACCGGCGTCGGATGCCTGCCCGATCTTCCCGCCGGACCCCTCTGTGTTGGTGCTTGAAATGGTCATGGCTTATAATGGCTATTGGGGCAAGCCGGACGGCTACAAGACCCCGGAATTCTTCAAGGCCCTGCGGCAGTTCACCGACGACATGGAGGCGTGCTGATATGACCGGGATCACCATCACGCCGCAGACCATTATCACAGCGGGCGCGGTAATCGCTGCCATCGTCGCCATATTCAAGTATTACAACAAGGGCTATGACCTGATCAAGCATCAGGAGGAGCAGGACAAGAAAATCAAAGAGGTTAAGGAGCAGCACGAGGAGGACGTGAAAGCGATCAAGACCGAGCAGAGCTTAATCACCTACGGCGTTCTTGCCTGCCTCAAGGGATTGCAGGAACAAGGGTGCGACGGCGCTGTTACCGACGCCATAGACAAGATCGACAAATATCTCAACAAGGCCGCTCACGGCCAAATCTGAAAGGAGAATTACAATGAAACAGTATGTGATGCAGATCGTCCTTATGATCTTGCTTGCGCTGGCCGGTTGGCTGGGCGTGCAGGTCAAGAACCTGTACAAGAAGTATGTCACCACCGAGGTCAAGCAGGCCGTGTGCCGGACCGTCGTGCGCTTCGTGGAGCAGGTGTACACCGACCTGCACGGGCGTGAGAAGCTGCGCAAGGCTATGGAACGCGCCACGCAGATTCTTGCGACGTATGATATTCACATCACCGAGGACGAATTGGAGGCCATGCTTGAGGCGGCGGTCAACGAATTTAATAAGAGCTTTGCCAAGACCGACCCGGAGGAGCTTGTCAAACATCAGAGGAACAAAGACTACCCGCTGCCGGAGCTGTAAAAGTCGTTAGTAAAATCGTTAGTAAAAAAGCGTGTTATTTTGGCTCCATAGCTGTGTTTTCGGCACTCCATACCCACGGCAAGGAATGAGGGAAACAGCAACAAATAACGCGCAAAAGTGACTAAAAGCGAAGAAAAGAGCACGGAAAATATAACTTTCCGTGCTCTTTGTTCTGGTGCGAGAGAGGAGACTTGAACTCCTATAAAAACGGCTATAAACCGCATGAATACAGGACTTTTATTTTTCGTTAGTAATTCCGTTAGTAATTTGAGGCTTTAGCAGGCCCTCAAAATAGGCGTTCATGGTGGCGTCGGCGCTGGCCTTTTCGCTGGAGTATGTGTGCTCGTAGCGGTATTTCATGGTCTCCGTCCCGGCCCAGCCGCCGCGCTCCATCATGTACTTGTCAGGGACCCCCAGCATGAGACCGATAGAGGCGTTAATGTGGCGTAGATCGTGGAGGCGGATAGAGGGCAGGTTATGGGCTTCGCAGACACGATGCAGACACTTGAGCACATAGTTGGCATCGTAGGCGTACAGCCTGCCGTCGTCGTGCTTCTCAACGAGGGAGAGTATATAATCAGGGCAGGCAATGACACGCGCAGAGAGGGCCGTTTTCGTGCCTTTCGTGACCCATGCCCCGGCGTCGTCCCGGACGGCTGCCCTGCTGATCGTGACCGTCTTGTGCTCCATGTCAAAGTCTGACTTCTCCAGCGCGATAATTTCAGACCGGCGCAGGCCCAGCCAGAGGGCGAGGAGGATTTGCAGCTCACAGGGATTGCCGGGGAGAGCGGAGAGCAGCACGCGGATTTCCTCCGGCGTGAGCACGGTGTAGGGGGACGCCTGCACCTGCGGGAGACTGAGCTTTGAGGTATCAAGGGAGCGCCCGTTATACTGAAGCACGGACGTGATGAACATCACGCTGTCCTTGACCGTCTTTGCGGAGAGCGGTTTTTCCCGCGTGAGCATCCGGGCAATCTCCGCCTGTATCTGATCTTCGGCTATGTCGTGAATATTGGCATCCATGAGCGCCCGGAAATAGAGGCGCTTCTTTTTCTCATAAGTGGCAATCGTGGAGGGACTGACCGTGCCCCGGCGACTGTCGATATATTTGCTTATGGCTTCTTCCAGCGAGAGAGCGGGAGGAGCCTTTTCTTTTTGGATGAAACCGGCACGCACGGCGCGGGCGCGGGCGACGCAGGCGGCCTTTGTGGGCTCGGTAACGCTGACGCCCTCCTTGCG